AATGTTAAGCCATGACAACAAAAAGCATTATATGTTTGGTGCGCTAGATGATGATATTTACCTTAATTGGAAAGCCCAATGATTACATTAACCTTACCTTGGCCTAGTTCTACTAATCACTCCCATCATTACGGCTCAGGTCGCAAATTCTTAAGCAAGTCTACTAAGTTATTTCGTGAAAAGGTGCAAGAAATTGTAATAGACGCAAAATGTGGCAAGATTGAGGGAAGGCTTGCTGTGTTTTACGCATTTTATCCACCAGACAAGCGTAGGCGTGATATTGGCAATTATGAAAAGCAGGCTACAGATGCGTTAATGGAAGCAGGACTGTTTGATGACGATGAGCAGATAGACTTTATATGGTTAGTGCGTAGAGATGTAGTCAAGGGCGGCAAGTGCGTAGTCGTGTTGGTCAAGCATGAAAACATAAGTGAGATACTTAATAACTATGAAGGGTATGTATGATGGAAGCAGGCCGTGTTACCTATTACTTAGACCTGTGGCGTGATTACATGCAACAAGATAGCCATAAGCTAGGATATAAATCAAAGTCTACAGGATTTAACACAGGTGGCATACACTCATTTGAGGACATGGCTGACGAAGTAGACCATGATGCAGCTAAAGTAGTTGACCAGGTAATAGATGACCTGCCTACAATGCAGAAGAACGCTTTGTACGTTGTTTACTTATCTCAGAAGGCTACAATGGATACAAGAGTGCTAGAGTATTACTTTGATAGCGCATTGATGATGCTACAGAGAAAGCTGAAGGAAAAGAATTTGTATTAAAATAAATAAGCATACTGTTTCATATATTCAGCTATTTTTAATAACTCGGCTGGAGTTGCATCATTTTTAATTCTGTTTGCTCTCCAGCTAATTACTTGCACATTTCCTTTTACGTATCCTTTAGATGGTACTATTTTATCAAAAGTAGGCCATCCATCTTTATGTCCAATATTAAAATAATCTAATTCGTTGCCAAGCATAGGGCAATGAGTAGGCCAATCAATCTCGCCAAATTCAACATCCCATTTAACGCCATTACGAACGCAATTAGCTTTTTTCATTCTAAACTTATGACGTTGCTCATGGTAAATAGCAGAGCCATTTTTATCTCCCCATTTTAATTTCCATTTAACTTCTTTATCTACAGTTTGTTTCTTTTTGCCAATAAGTGTTTTATCAATATTAAGTTTTTTTAATATTTGTTCAATTCTTTGCTTGCTAACACCATAATGCTCTCCAATTTCACGCAAAGTTTTATATTTAGACCCCATTTTTAAAATATTTTCAATTTCATTTTCCCACAATATCTTTGATTTAAAAGGCATTTTTATATTCTCCTAGACAATAATTTAAAATTGTATCAGTTAGACAGTTGTGCGTCAAGATAGTTCTGTGGTAATATACGTCTTGCAGGTATAGTTGCGTCCAAAAGATTCATATACCGAGCTTCAACTCATCTCCGTGAGTCCTGGGTCACTTAAAACGTGGCCCTTTTTTATTTATAGGATACGTATATGCCACCATACTCAGAAAGTCAGCATAAGCTCTTTGAAGCCGCTGCTCATTCGTCTGAAATAGCAAAGCGTGTAGGTATCCCACAAGAGCAAGCAAAGAAGATGGCATCAGAAGGTGTCAAGAAGAAAGACCCGAAGAAGCTAGCAATGGCTTTAATGAAATATTAACTATGGAGCGTAAGACAACTCTTATGTACATATATGGCAGAAGAAAAGAAACAAGCTGGTAGACCACTAGGAAGAAGACATCAAGATGACGTAAGAGCCAAGATACAGGCATCTCAAATCATCAATAGATTATATAGTGCGTTTGAAGGTAAAACAGAGCTTTCTGCTATACAAGTTAATATTGGTAAAACCTTACTAGACAAAGTGTTACCTGATTTGAAAGCTATTGAGCAAACAACAGAGCTATACGCTGAAGTGAATCAGTATTCATGGGAAGAATAGTAATCCCATATAAGCCACGTGAAGCCTTTGCCCCATTACATAATAGTAACAAGCGATGGAAGGTGGTAGTAGCGCATCGTAGAGCTGGCAAGACAGTAGCATGTATCAATCAGCTTATTAAAGATGCAGTCACATCTAAACAGCTTAACTTTCGTGGTGCTTACATTGCACCTTTCTACAAGCAATCTAAATCAGTCGCATGGGATTACGTTAAACACTATACGAGGGTAATCGATGGCATTACAGTCAATGAGTCTGAGCTTCGTATCGACTTTAAGAACGGTGCTAGAATACAGTTGTTTGGTGCTGATAATGCCGATAGTCTGCGTGGCTTGTATTTTGATAGTATTATTTGTGACGAGTACGGTGATTGGAAGTCTACTGTTTTTCAGTATGTTGTACGCCCTGCTCTGGCTGACAGGCAAGGTAAAGCAATTATCATTGGTACTCCAAAAGGTAGGAATGGGTTTTGGGAAGTCTACGATAGAGCAACTCGCTCAGATGATTGGCTTGCGCTAAAGATAACAGTAGATGAATCAGGCATATTGCCACAAGCTGAAATAGATTCACTAAAGCAAGAGCTATCAGAGGATGCGTGGCGACAAGAGATGGAGTGCGACTTTGATGCTGCATTGCCTGGCGCTATATGGGGTCGTGAGCTTTATCAAGCAGAACAAGATGGTCGCATTACAGAGGTCGAGTACGATAGATATGCAGATGTTTATACTGCATGGGACTTGGGTTACTCAGACGATACAGCTATTTGGTTCTATCAAGTAGTACATGGTGAGGTTCACTTCATTGACTACTACAATGCTTCAGGCAAGTCTATTGACCATTACGCAGCACAAGTATTAAGCAAGCCTTACAAGTATAAGACACACTTCCTACCGCACGATGCTAGAGCTAAGACATTGGCCTCTGGTGGCAAATCTGTGATTGAGATGCTGGCTGAACACTTAAACATTAACAAGATGGCGATTACTCCTAGCTTGTCTATGCAAGATGGTATTCAAGCTACACGTCAGATGATGCCTAGAGCATGGTTTGATAAAGAGCGCTGTCATGATGGCATGGAAGCATTGAAACAGTATCAGCGTGAGTGGGATGACGATAAAAAGATGTTTAGAGATAAACCTAGACACGATTGGACATCACATGCTGCGGATGCTATGCGTTACGCTTCTATTAACTGGCGTGAAGAAGCCAAGCCTGTGGTAGAGGAAATACCAATTAGAGGCATATCAGTAGGACAGACAGATGTAACCCTTGACGAACTATGGGCATCTCAACCAAGAAAACAACCTAAGAGGATTTAACATGAACTCAGTAATTACTGGTGGCTATAAGCTAATCACAGCAACAGGCAACGTAAGCCCTATCACTACAGACTTGCTAGGCATTTTTGTATCAGCAGCATCTAGCACACCTACAATCACTATCTACGACTCAGCTACAACAACAACGACTGCTAAGGTAGTAGAAACATTTACACCTGTGGCTGCAACTTACTACACAATCCCTGCATCATTAGGTGCTGGCTTGTACATAGTAATTGGTGGAACTGTAAGCGCAACTGTATTCTTCGGTTAAGGATAACTCATGGCTAAAGTATCAGAGGTGGCATCAGAGGTACAAACGTACCTTGACATGTTTAGCCAATACGAGAAAGAGTTTGTTAAATGGGAAGGCCGTGTAGAAAAGATTGTTAGACGCTATCGTGATGATAGAACAACAACGACTGCACAATCTCATTACAACATCTTATGGGCTAACGTACAAACACTTAAGTCTGCTACTTTTAGCCGTATGCCTAGACCTGACGTATCACGTAGACATAAAGACAATGACCCTGTAGCTCGTGTAGCATCAATGCTATTGGAACGTGCGCTAGACTTTGAGATTACACACACAACAGACTTTCAACATGCGCTTGGTGCTTGTGTATCAGACCGCTTCTTAGGTGGTCGTGGCACGTCATGGATTCGCTATGAGCCTATCATTGAAACAGATGACCTGTTTGTATCTGAAACAGAGATTGACTCTGATTCTGTATCTGAGTACCTAGACATTGAGCAAGCGCCTGTAGATTACGTTCATTGGCGTGACTTTGGACATCAATCAGCTCGCACATGGGATGAAGTAACTTGCGTATGGCGTAAAGTTTACATGACCCGTAAGATGCTACGTGAACGCTTTCCTGAAGATAAGTTTGGTGAGTTAGCTGACCGTATTCCATTAGATGCGTCACCAGATGAGCCACGTCAAAAGATGACTGAAGGCGTTACTAAACGTGCAATGATTTACGAAGTATGGGATAAAGAGGAAAAGTGCGTATATTGGATTAGCAAATCAATGGGCAAGATTCTTGATGAGCGTGATGACCCTCTAGAGCTAGAGGAGTTCTTCCCTTGTCCTAAGCCTATGTATGCTACGCTAACTAACGAAACGCTAGTACCTGTACCTGATTACACATTGTATCAAGACCAGGCTAATGAGCTAGATGTATTGACTGACCGCATCAAAGGCTTGATTGACGCATTGAAGGTACGTGGCTTCTACGATGCTGCTAACCCTGACCTTAATCGTCTATTTACAGAGGGCGATAACAATACGCTTATTCCTGTCAAGAACTACGCAGCCTTCGCTGAAAAGGGTGGCTTGCAAGGTGCTGTAACATTCGTAGACTTAAACCCTATTGCATCAGCATTGAACGTAGCTTATCAAGCGATGGGTCAAGTTAAACAACAAATTTATGACATTACAGGCATCTCAGACATTATTCGTGGTGCGTCTGTGGCTTCTGAAACAGCTACTGCACAGCAAATCAAAGGTCAATACGCTACATTACGTCTAAAGACATACCAAGACGAAGTAGCTCGCTTTGCATCACAAATCCTACAAATTAAAGCACAGATTATCTGCCAACACTTTCAACCTGAAACCATCATTAAGATTGGTGGCGCAGAGTTATTGAGCCAAACAGACCAACAGTTAGTGCCACAAGCAATTGAGTTATTAAAAGACAACCCTATGCGTACATTCCGTGTAGAAATTGCTACTGACTCTATGTTGTATGCTGACGAACAGCAAGAGAAGCAAGACCGTGTAGAGTTTATGCAAGCTACTGGTGCTTTCATTGAGAAGGCTATACAAGGCGCACAACAAGTTCCTGAGCTTACACCATTGCTTATGGATTTACTCAAGTTTGGGGTGCAAGGCTTCCGTGTAGGACGTACGCTTGAAGGTGAGTTTGATACGTTTGCTGACGCTGAGAAAGAAAAGCAAATGCAAAGGGCTTCACAACCACCAGCTCCACAACCACCATCACCTGAAATGATTAAAGCGCAAGCTGACCAGCAGAAGATGCAGATGGAAGCGCAAATTAAGCAGATGGAAATGCAAGCAGAAGCTCAACGTGAAGCACAACGCTTAGAGTTTGATAAATACAAGCTAGAGCTAGAAAACAACACTAAGGTGCTTATTGCTGAGATGGAAGCTAAAAAAGACCTTAAAACTACGTCATTAAACATCAACTCTAAAAAGGTTGAAGACACGATGACAATGATTGATGAAAATGGTAATCAAGTAGCGCATCCTGCATTATCTGATTTAGTAGACGCTATTAATCAAAATCTACAAATGATGACATCATCACAAATGCAAAATAATGAAATGTTATTGCAGCAACAAGAGATGGCGCATCAGCAATTGATTAACAATGTAAGCAGACCTAAACAAGTGGTTCGTGACGTTAATGGGAAGATTGTAGGAGTTCAATAATGCACCCTTATGAAAGCTTAATTAATTCAGTTAATGAAAACATGAGAGCAGCAATTGAAGCTCAACAGCAATCACATCAAAGTTTATTGGAACGTCAAGCTATGTTGCATAACAATCTAGTAGCTCATCTTAGCAAGCCTAAAGAGGTTATGCGTGATGATAACGGCAAAATAATTGGAGTTAAATAGATGGCATTAATTGTTAAAGACAGAGTATTAGAAAGCTCTACGACTAGTGGCACAGGTTCGTTTACGCTAACAGGCGCACAGACAGGCTATCAATCATTTGCTGCTATTGGTGACGGCAACGAAACTTATTACACTATTCAAGGCAAGAATCCTGACGGCACGTTGACAGGCGAATGGGAAGTAGGCAGCGGCACTTATACAGCATCTGGCACGACACTATCTCGTGATTATGTATCGTCAAATAGTTTAGGCACGTCAGGTTCTTTTGCTCAAATTGACTTTTCTTCTGGCGATAAAGATGTATTTGTTACCTATCCATCAGAATTCTCATTGCTTGGTTTTACAAGCTCAACTTCATCTACAGGCTCAGGTAGTGTTGTATTAAGCAGCAATTCATCATTTGATACAAACATTACAGTTAATGGAATAACATTAGGTAAAGGTTCAGGAACTGGTATTCGTAACGTAGCTTTTGGTAACTCAGCATTAAATGCAAACACAACGGGTGCTGATAACGTAGCCCTAGGTTACCAAGCAATGTTTTTAAATACTACGGGAAACTATAACGTAGCTTTAGGTTTTGGAGCTATGGCGCAGACTACTACAGGAACAAATAATACTGCTGTAGGGCAAAGCACTTTACTCTATAACCGCACTTGTATTGAAAACACAGCAGTAGGAGCTGGTGCGATTTACGCACTTACTAAAGGAACTAATCCACTACTTACTACAGGCAATTATAATTCAGCTTTGGGTGTAAATGCACTCTATGCAAACGCAGGTGATTACAATATTGGGGTTGGACATAGCGCAGGAAAAGAAATTACTACTGGCTCTTATAATGTTGTTATAGGTTCTTACGATGGTAATAGCGGTGGCTTAGATATTCGCACATCTAATAACAATGTTGTCTTATCAGATGGTCAAGGTAACATTAGACTGCGTATTAATTCTAGTGGTAATTTATCAGTAACAGGTGCAATTGTTAGCACTAGAATTACTCCTAGAGTATCAACAACAACGTCTAGCGCAACACCTACAATCAATACTGATAACGTAGACCAATATGGCTTAACTGCACAAGCGGTTGACATTACATCATTTACTACAAATTTAAGTGGCACTCCTACAGATGGTCAAAAGTTATGGATTTACATTGTAGGTACAGCAGCTAGAGCAATTACATGGGGTGCTTCTTTTGAATCATCTACAGCAACACTTCCAACAACAACAGTAACTACAAATCGTCTTGATATAGGCTTCGTATGGAACGTAGCTACATCTAAATGGCGATGCGTAGCGGTAGCATAGGATAAATCATGGCAAATTGTGCAGTTATTCAAAATGGTGTATTGGTCAACATTATTGTGGCTGAAATCACAGATACTCCACCAGAAGGATGTATTTTAGTTGAGTTGCCTACTTACGATATTGGCTACACATGGGATGGTGTACGCTTTAATCCACCAAAGGCTATTGAGTAATGGCAACTAGATATTGGGTATTAGGCTCAGGAACTTGGGATGCTTCAACTACAACTAATTGGTCTGATACATCAAATGGTAGTGGTGGGTTTTCTGCACCAACATCTGCTGATAATGTTATTTTTGATGCAAATAGCGGTGTAGGCAGTTTAGTTACTATTGGCACAGGTGCTGTATGTTTAACAATTACAGGCAATGGCGGAGTTATATTTGATTTTGGCAGTAACTTTTTAACTGTTGGAAGTCAAAAGGTAACAATATTAACAACAGGCACTTCATTTACAACTCCTACTGACTGGAATAATGCTTCTAATAACATCTATTTAATTGGCGGTGGGGGCGGCAGCTCAGGAAGAGCAGTATCAGGAACAAGAAGAGCTGGGGGCGCAGGTGGTGGTGGCGGTGGATTTACAAATCTTCCTAATCAAACAATAAGCGGTGCTATACCTTATACAATTGGCGCAGGTGGTATTGCTGGTGCAAGCGGTGCTAGTACAGGCGGTACAGGTGGCTCTACTACATGGAACACAATTAATATTGCAACAGGTGGATTAGGTGGAGTGTCTACTACTGTTCCCACTTCTGTAGGCGGTGTAGGCGGTACAGGAACATACACAGGTGGTACTGGTGGTAAAGGCTCTGAAACTATAGTAGCAAATAGTGGTTCAGGTGGTGGTGGCGGTGGCGGTGCTGCTGGGCTAAACGGCAATGGTGGTAATGGCGGTAATGGGTTTGGCTCTACAGTAATAAATAATAATGCTAATGGTGGTGGTGGTGGCAATGGCGGTGGTTCTGCTGGCGGGAACGCTTCATCTGCATTATCAGGTGCAGGCGGTAATAACTCATTAGGTTCGGGTGGCGGTGCTGCCGTAACATCTGGTGCAGGTATAGCAGGCACTAATGGTGGTGGCGGTTCAGGCTCTATTGCAGCAGCGAGCGGTGGTGGTGGTGATGGCTCACTTGGCGTAGAGATTCTTGGCGCATTTGGTTCAGGCGGAGGTAGAGGTGGTGGTTTAGGCTCAAGCACCTTTAATTATGGTGGCGGTGCTGGCGGTAGATTTGGCAATACAACAGGCGCAATAGCACCAGGCAATGCAGGCGCAGATGGCGCAATCATCATTGTTTATACTGTAGGTGGCGCAGCAGTTAATAGTAACTTTTTCTTTTTGTTTGGATAAATGATGGAAAAAATATTTACACTATTTATGAAGCTATCAAGCCCTAAAATCCCTGTGCCATTGGATAAGCAAGCACACTTTTTTACAGGTGGCATATTGGCTTTAATTACATACTTAGTAATTGGCTATTGGTCTTTACTTTTAGTAACTGTAATAGCATTAGCTAAAGAGGGATACGATTATCTTCATAAGGATATTCACACGCCAGATGTTTGGGATTTTGTGGCTACAGTATTAGGCGGTGCTTTTGTTTTAGGAATAATTAATGTTTGGATTTAGTTCTTTTGCAGCGCTTCCATTTTCATCAATACAAAAGTACCTATCTAACGTCACGCCTATTGTATGGGGCGCAACTGGCGGTTTAGGTAAAAAGAAAAAAGAAAAGATACGTCAATCAGCTAGAGCTGAGTTAAAAGAATATTTAGCAACAGTATTTGATGAGCCAATAGCAGCAGAACTAAAAGAAGAAGTAGCAGAATACGTTAAGCCATCACAAGGCTTATCAATCGACTCTATTGATTACGGCAAGTTAGCTAAGAACGTAGAGCTAGTGCAAAACATTATTGCTAAATTTCAAGAAATACAACAAGAGCAGGAGGATGAAGCATTACTACTAATGCTCATGTAACTATGGCTATTAACGACATTACAGGCGATGTAATAGCAAGTCGCACAATTACAAAAGAGTTTCAAGAAGGTCATGAAAGAATATTTGGCAAGAAAGAGAAATCAGGCACTAAGCGTTGGATACAAGACCCTGTGACCTTTAAGCTAATACCTGTTGAAGAATACTATCAGCCTACAGAGAACGCAGGGCCTTATATACAAGACGATGTAAAGCCATATCAGTCAATGATTGACGGGCGCATGATTGAGGGTAAGCGTGACCATCGTGAACATTTAAAGCGTAACAACTGTATTGAGGCAGCAGACATGCCTTTAAAGAATCCTGAGCGACCTAAGGATAATAGTTTGAAAGAGCGTTTAATTTACGAAGTAATGGAACGTCATCGTGGTCAATGGAAATAATTTAACAAGGAGAATCAAATGTCATTAAAGAACTTAATGGGAACAGGCGTACCTGGCGGCACAGCTCTTGCAATTAACGGCACAGTAGCAGTAAGCCAAACAGCATCAGGTGCAACGCAAGGCGCACAACCAATTGAAGCAGAAATTGTAGCTTACTCAGCATCAACAGCATCTTATGGCCCTACATTGCCAGCAGGCGCAGCAGGTGATACTTTTTTTGTAGGTAACAATACTGCTAACACAATCAACGTATGGCCTCCTGTAGGCGGTGTTATTCAAGCAGGTGCAGTAGACGCAGCAGATACAATTTTAACAGCACGTTCAGCAATCTATATATGTCTTGGTGGCTTAAATTACATTCACACACAAGGTGCAGCAGCTTAATTAACTAAAGGAAAGCAAAATGGAAAACCTGACTACTCAGGATGAGCCAATTAGCCTTCGAGATACAATCGAAAATGCTATTGAAACAACAGATGTAGAAGTAACAGAAACGCCTTCACAGGAAGCCACAGAAAGCGTTAAATCAGAGAAGCCTAGAGATGAGCATGGAAAGTTTGCTAAAAGCTCTCAAAACGCTTCAGATGAGGTTACAGAGGCATTTGATGATAATAATGAGCAAGAAGTAGCAGTAAAGCCTAGACCTTCTTCATGGAAAAAGGATTATGAGGAGCATTGGGGTAAATTAGACCCTACATTGCAAGATTATATCCAACAACGTGAAGCGGATTATGCTAAGGGCGTATCAACTTACAAAAACCAATGGGATATGGCAGCTCCGATTATGGAGAGTATTCGCCAATTTGAACCTTTATTGCAACATCATGGTGTAGCACCTCAGCAATGGATTAGTCAGCTAGGTAATGCTCATGCAAAATTAGTAATGGGTTCACCAGAACAGAAATTAGAAACATTTGCACAATTAGCAAACGACTATGGTGTTAATTTAGGTCAATTGACAGGTCAATCAGGATACGACCCTCAGTTTTCACAATTAGCACAAGAGTTGAATCAAATTAAGAATCAATGGTCAAGTTTTCAATCTCAACAAGAGATGGCAGAACAGACCCAATTGCAAAGTGAGATAGCGTCATTCAAGGATGACAAACCTTACTTTGAAGAAGTGCGTGAAACTATGGCTGGATTACTCCAAAATGGCATGGCTAACGACCTTCAATCAGCTTATGACAAAGCTATCCGATTAAACGATGATGTATTTCAGAGGGTACAGTCACAACAGACTGGCAAATCAGAAGCAGCTCAACGAGAAAAGGTAGCGGCAGCTAAAGCAAAGGTACTTTCACCCAAGTCTTCAACGCCTACAGCGTCTACAGGTAATGGTGGTAAGTCCGCAAGTTCCGCTAGAGAAGCTATCATGCAAGCTATGGAAGCCCATTCTAGTGGTTTAATCTGACGATAAATAAGGAGTGACATTATGGCTTACGCCAATTCAACCGTGTCAGACATTATTGCAACTACCATTCAATCACGTAGTGGCAAATTGGCTGATAACGTAACATTAAACAATGCGGTTCTAGACCGTTTACGTAAACGTGGTAACGTGCGCCCATTCTCAGGCGGTAACGTGATTTTAGAAGAAATCATGTACAACGATACTACAACTAACAACACTAACTCATATAGCGGTTACGAAACTCTGAACATTGCGCCTAACAGCCCAATCTCAGCAGCTCAATTCTCTATCGCTCAATATGCTTCAGCAGTTACAATCTCTGGCTTAGAAATGTTGCAAAACAGCTCTAAAGAAGCGATTATTGACTTGTTGGAAGGCCGTGTACAAGTAGCTGAAGGTCAATTGCTTAACCGTATCCAAACAGACATCTATGGTAACGGTACAGGTAATGGCGGTAAGAACTTAACAGGTTTGGCTGCTGCTGTAGCTGATAGCCCAACATCAGGCACTTACGGTGGTATCAATCGTGCTACATGGGCTTTCTGGCAAAACCAAGCGTTCTCAGGCGTAACTAACGGTGGTGCTGCTGTTTCTGCTGCTAACATTCAAGCATACATGACACAATTGGCTATCAAGCTAGTTCGTGGTAATGACAAGGCTGATTTGATTGTTGCTGATAACAACTACTACTCACTATATGTAAACTCATTGCAAGCTATCCAACGTGTAACTTCTGTAGAAGAAGGCGCTGCTGGTTTCGCTTCATTGAAGTTCTATGGTGGCGGTACATCTGCTGACGTAGTATTAGGTGGTGGTATTGGCTCACAAGCTACTGCTAACCACATGTGGTTCTTAAATACGAACTACATTTACTTCCGTCCACACGCAGACCGTAACTTTGCTCCTATCGGTGGCGAACGTCAATCTGTAAACCAAGACGCTGTAGTGAAATTGATTGGTTGGGCTGGTAACATGACAAGCTCAGGCCCACAATTCTCTGGCGTTCTAACTGCTTAAAGGGAAATTATCATGGCATATTCAGTAACCCCTCTTGCAGGGATTGATTTAAACAACACAGTAACGGCAGCAGATATTGTACTTGGCGCACCTATCAACCAATTGCTTGGCCTTCAAGTATGGGGTAATGATGGTTTACGTTATGTATTTGCTAAAGCAAACGCAACAATCACAGCATCAACAACAGTTTGTGACATCAACACTACTACTTTCTTGGTAGCGGCTACAGGTGGCACTTACAAATCTCCAGCATACGGCATGGTATCTGGTGACTACGGTTGGTTCAGCAAAGCATCAGTTTAATCTGATTGATTCTCACCTCTTTCGGGAGGTGGGTTTCTAGGTAGTTTTTATTTCGAGAGCTATCTACAAACCCCAAACCACTTTGGAGATTCAAATGTCAGATGTAAATAACCCAGACTCACGTCTAAGTGTCAAGTTTTACCAACGAGCAATTAACAACGAATTTAAGAGCAATTTAGAAGGCCGTCCTATTATGGAGATGCGTGACTTCATTATTATTGAAGTGCCAGGCGATAACCTAACAGTTATTGATACCTTCGCAGTAGACGAACACAAAAAACGCTTTCCTGTACAATGGGCAAGATACCAAAACGAAAAAACAGATGGCGATGTAGAAGGCACGTTACTTCACGATTGGCCTATCTTAAACGCAGCAGTAGCCGCAGAACTAAAGCACTTCCGTTTCTACACAGTAGAGCAAATTGCAGAAGCCTCAGACGCACAATTAAACACGTTAGGCATGGCAGCAGGTATGTCACCTTTATCATTGCGTGACAAAGCAAAGGCTTTCTTATCTAGCGCAAAAGGTTCTGCATTAGTGCAACAACAAGCAGATGAGCTACGCAAGCGTGATGAAGAATTGTCAGCAATGAAAGCGCAATTAGCTGAGCTGACAAATATAATGAATCAACCTAAAGCTACGCCTAAAAAGGCTAAGGCTGAGGAAACTATCGAGGAATAAACAATGGCTTCAACGCTTCTCCAACTCGTTCAACAAGCAGCAGTAGAAATGGGCTTGGCGATACCTAATACGGTTGCTGGCAATACTGCGTATGATGTTACACAAATGTATTATTTAATTAATGCAGCAGGTAATGAATTAGCACGTGAATACCCTTGGGAAGCGTTGAATACTGAATATCGTTTCTACTCACAATACACACAATCAGATGGCGTGCTATTAGAAAACACTAGCGTCATTAATGGTGTAGACCCTGCTGCCGTAGCTTTTATTAACGCTAATGGCGCAACCAATTTTCAAGTGCAAGGTCTAGGTGTTATTCAAGACACTTACGTAGTATCAGCCCTTGGCACTACAGTAACAATTAGCGGTGTAGCAACAGGTGATGGCTCAGGTGAGTACATCTTTGGTCAGACTAAATACCCTTTACCTGCTGGCTATGACCGTATCACAGACAGAACACAATACGACAAATCTAAGCGTTGGGAAATGCTTGGCCCTGAAACTGCACAACAATGGCAATGGCTCAAATCTAGTTACATTTCAACAGGCCCTCGTATTAGATGGCGTATCATGGGGCAAACATTCCAAATATGGCCTTTAACATCTACTAACGAATATCTTGGTTTTGAGTATATCTCAGTCAATTGGGCATTATCATCAGCAGGTGCAGGTCAAACACAATTCCTAGCTGATACTGATACTTGTATCTATCCTGATAGATTGATGGTATTAGCATTAAAGAAAAAATACTTTGAAGTTAAGGGCTTTGATACATCAGCCTTCCAACGTGATTATGATATGCAACTTAACATTGCTAAAGCTAACGACCAAGGCTCACCAACACTATCACTTGCACCAAGAACAGACAACGTATTAATTGGTTGGGAAAATATACCTGACGCTAACTACGGAGCATAATAATGGCAAGAGCTAAAAGAGCTGTATCACAGCCAATATCATTGCCAGCGCCTATAGGTGGATGGAACGCTAGAGATTCACTTACAGGTATGCAACCAACGGATGCTGTCATCCTAGAGAATTGGTTTCCATCACCAACCGAATGTACGTTACGCAATGGCTATACAAAGTACGCTACAGGCATTACAGGCCAAGTAGAAACTATCATGGCTTACTCAGGGGCTAATGTTAATAAACTGTTTGCTATTGCAGGAACTATTGTTTATGACGTAACAGCAGGTGGCGCAGCAACATCATCATTGACAGGCTTAACTAACGCTAGATGGGGCTATTGCAACATTGCAACGTCTGGTGGCAACTTTTTATCAATGGCTAATGGTGTAGATGCCCCTCGTAACTATAACGGCACAGTATGGTCTACTCCTACTATTACAGGCGTTACAGCCGCTAACTTACAAGACCCATTACTGTTTGCTCAACGTCAATTCTTTATCGAGAAAAACAGCCTTAAAGTATGGTATTTGCCTGTGCAATCAATTGCAGGCGCAGCTAACGCAGTAGACATTGCACCATTCATGACTAGAGGCGGTTACATTGTAGCGCATGGCACATGGACAATTGATGCAGGTGAAGGTGTAAACGACCATTACGTAATTATGACTAACAAAGGTCAAGTTATCGTATATCAAGGCACAGACCCTTCAGCTCCTGCAACTTGGGCCATGAAAGGCGTGTGGGATATTGGCGCTCCTATAGGCCGTAGAGCGCTTTACAAATACGCTGGTGATATGCTTATCATCTCTCAAGATGGCGTAGTGCCGTTATCAGGCGCTTTGCAATCATCACGTGTGCAACCAAGAGTAGCCATTACAGATAAGATTCAATACGCTATTTCAGAAGCAGTAACCAATTACGCAAGTAACTATGGTTGGCAATTGATGTACGTTCCTACAATTAACCAATTGTGGCTAAATGTACCTGTGCAAGAAGGTCAAAACCAACAGCAATATGTAATGAATACGATTACAGGCGCTTGGTGTAACTACACAGGTTGGGCTGCTAACTGTATGGAAATGTTTAACGATGAGCCTTACTTTGGTGGCAATGGATTCGTAGCAAGAGCTTATTATGGCTTGGTTGATGACGTAAGCAATATCACAGCAACAGGTTTACAAGCATTTAACAACTTTAATAATGCAGGCGCATTAAAGCGCTTTACTATGTCACGCCCTATCTTTAGAACTGACGGACAGCCTTCAATCTTTGCAGGTATTAACATTGACTTTAACATTGAAATCCCTGTTACATCACTAACCTACGCACCAAGCACTTATGCTGCTTGGGATACAGCTATTTGGGATGCTGCATTATGGGGTGGTGGCTTATCAGTATTGCAGAATTGGCAAGGTTTAAATGGTGTTGGCTATTATGGCGCACCTATTGTTAAAACGGCTTCTTCAGGTATTCAAGTAAGATGGGTGTCAACAGATTTGGTAGTAGAGGGTGGCGCAATCCTATGATTGTTCAAGGCGAACATGTTGCTCGCTGGGTTATGGCAAAGATTGGTGCTTTTACTGAAGGCATGACTGCTCTTGGATGGGAGGTAGATGGTGTTATTGTTGCTGGAACAGCGTTTGAGAATTACAACGGTAATAATATGTTTGGTCATCAACGCATTGATTCACCGCCTACGAGAGAGTATTGGTTTGCAGTAGCTAATTATATTTTTAATCAAACAAAGGTTAAACGTTTCACCGCTACCGTTGAAGCTGACAACCATAAAGCAATAAGACTTAATCACAAGATTGGGTTTGTAATAGAAACAACATTAAAAGATGCAGGTCGCAATGGTGATTTATTAATTATGACGCTATGGCCTGAAAATTGCAAAATGCTTAACTGGAGTAAATAAATGTTCAATAGTAAATTTAGTTATGGTGTATTAAAGCATCCTGGTTACAACGGCAAATCAAGCCCTCCGCCTGCGCCTGATTATATTGGCGCTGCTAAGGAAACGGCTGCTGGCAATCTAGAAGCTGCAAGAGCAACTGCTGCTGCTAACCGTGTTAATCAAATAACGCCTTATGGTAACTTAACATATAACATTGGTGGTAAAGATAGCTTTGGCAATGATATGTACACGGCTACACAAACGCTAACACCTGCTCAACAAAGAATACTAGAGCAAAATCAAGGGTTAAGTTCAGGTTTATTGACTACAGCACAGCAAGGTTTAGATTACGCTGGTGGTTTATTGTCAAAGCCAGGCGTTGATTTATCGCAATTACCACAAATCGGCATCAATCCAGGCGAAACATATTCTGACGCTATTATGCGTAGACTAGCACCTCAAATCGCTCAAGAAAGCCAAGCCTCTGACGCTGCTTTAGCTAATCAAGGTATTGCACAAGGCACACAAGCGTATGAAAACGCTAAACGTCAACTAGCTATGAGTCAAAACGACAGACAACTAGGTGCTATTACTAGCGGTATGAACGTAGGCATGGGCGCTAATCAACAAGCCTTCAATCAACAAGCATACAATCAAATGCAACCTATTAACGTGATTAATGCTTTGCGTACAGGCTCACAAGTTCAAAACCCTACTTATGCAAGCGTACCTCAGCAAGCTAACGTAGGCGGTGCTGATATTCTTGGCGCTACTTCAGCAGGCTATAATGCTGAATTAGCAAGAACTAATGCAGAAAACGCTGCTTCAGGTGGCTTTATGAGTGGGCTTATGGGGCTTGGCGGTGCAGCAATTACTAAATATTCTGACAGACGTTTAAAAACAAATATTGAGAAAATTGGCAAAATGGCTAATGGACTTGCTGTATATGCTTATGATTATATTTGGGGTGAGCATGATATTGGCGTAATGGCTGATGAAGTTGAAAAGGTTATGCCTGAAGCTGTTATTACAATGCCTAATGGCTTTAAGGCCGTCAATTACTCATTGCTAGGAGCTTAACATGGCTATTATGGATTATATGCCTACATTTGGTGGCAATACAGCACCTATGCAAGAAACGGCTTTACCTGCTGACGATACTGCAATGCAGTTAGAGTTAAAGCGCAGACTTAAAATGGCTGAAGCATTGCAACAACAAGAAACGCCTCAAGGTCAAATGGTATCAGGCATTTATGTAGCGCCATCATGGACACAATATTTGTCTAACGCTATTAACAAGTATCAGGGTGGCAAGCAAGAGCGTGAAGCGCTAGGTCAGTTTGGTGAATATCAAAAGACTAAACAGCAAAAGCAAGCTGACGCACTTAAGCAATTAACAGGCGACCTTACTGGTACAAAAGAAATTAATCAAGGTGCTTATCAAATTCAAGTGCCTAGTGGCAGACCTCCGCAAATGGATAACTTGGGTGGTATGCAGCCAATTGATACTGGCATGAAGTCTATTGACGTGCCAATGGCTACAACGACTACACGTGCGCCTACATCGCCTGAGCGTTATGCAGCCCTTATGAGATATGGTGCAGCTATTAATGACCCACGTATGATGCAAGAAGCTATTACAGGCGGCATTGCTCAAGCTAACAAAGCTGAAGAAACTGCTAGTGAGCGTGCTTATCGTGAAAAACAAACGGCAAATGAGCAAGAGTTTCAACGTGTTCAAATGAAAGACCGTCAAGGTTTTGAACTTACACAAGGCGAAAAGAACTTTGCTAATCAAATGGCATTGCAAAAATCTAGTCAAGGCTTTCAAGCAGGTCAAAATGCGCTTTCACGTCAAACTGCTTTTAGAAATGAACCTCTTGTTACTGTTATGGGGCCAGATGGCAAGCCAGTTTACGCTCCACGAAGTCAAGCAATTGGTGCTTCACCTTATTCTGCTGCTCAAGAAGCTAAAGACGTTCTTAAAGTTCAACAAAAATCTCAAAATGAAATATCTGCTCAACAAGTTCTTGACCAAGCTCAGTCATTGTTTAGTCATTCAGGTAGAAAAGCTGGAACAGGTTTAAGTAGTTGGATGGGAGCAATACCAGGCACAGATGCAAGAGATTTTTCTGCTAATTTAGCAACATTTAAAGCTCAGACATTTGTACCAATGGTATCAGCACTTAAAGGCATGGGCGCATTATCTGATGCTGAAGGTAAAAAACTTACTGAATCTGTAGGCGCTTTAGACCCTAGTGTAAATGAAGCCGCTTTTGTTAAAAACTTGCAAGCAGCAACAAGAACTTTATATCAAAAAGCCAAATCTGCCGGGTTGAATGTTTCTGAGCCTGAATTTTTAAAACAACCTTCAGCTCCTCAGCAAAATAATGTACGCTCACAAGCTGATGCAATTTTAGGATTATAATATGGCAAATGCAGATGATTACGCACAATGGATTGTAGCAAATCAATCTAAAAAAGGTACGCCTGAATTTAATACAGTTTCTCAAGCCTATCAGCAAGCAAAAGCTGAAGATTCTGGCGCTATTGATTACAATAAACTTTATAAACAAAAAGCTCAAGATGATGCTTTACGTCAACGCTTGCAAGGTCAAAGTTTTTTATCTCGCAATGTTGAAGGCTTTATGACTGCACCATCCAATCTAATTGAAGGTGTAAAACAAGGCGCTTATGAGCTTTTTAATGCTAAAAATCCATTAGATGTATCTACTCGTGGCGTACCTCAACAAGGCTATGATACAACTAAAATACGTCAAAATCGTGTAATTGCTAGTGAAGCTCCTGTAGGCGCTATTGCAGGCAATATTGCTACAGCGCTTCCATTGGCTTTTGCGCCTGGTGGTACTAGAGCTTTAGGTGGCATGGGTTATGGCACGTTATATGGAGCTGCTTTACCTACGCTTGATGGCGAAAGCAGAATGGAAAATGCTATATCAACAGGTTTAATGGGTGGTGTTGTTCCTGCTGTTTCTGGAACTGCAAAAACTGTACAAGCTATTATTGAGCCTTTAACTGAAAGCGGTAAACAACGTATTGTTGGGCGTACGCTTCAATCAGCATCTGGAAAAGAAGCGCCAGAAGTTGCACAGCGATTAAGAATGGCCCAAGAGCTTGTTGCTGGTAGCAAACCTACTGCTGCTGAAGTTGCTGAAAGTGGTGGCATATCAGCATTGCAACGCTCTGCAAAATCAGCTTTTCCATCAGACTATACAACAAGAGAATTAGAGCAAAAAGCAGCTAGAATGGGCGCTTTAGAAAGCATAGCTAAAGATTCAGCAGCATTGGCATCATCTAAAAAAGCTAGAGAAACTGTTACAGAGCCTATGTATAAAGCTTTTAGCGAAACTCATGTTATTGGCGGTAATGAATTAAATGATTTGCTAGTAAGAATGAACGCTTCAGGCGCTTTACAAGAAGCTCAAAAAATTGCAAAAATCCGTGGAACTAAATTTGATATTCCTGTAATTGAAGCTCCTCAATATGGTCAAGTTGCAGAAAATGAAATTCCATCATTAATTAAAACAGTAAAAGCTATGCCTACAAAGGTAGGTCTTGAAAAAGAGCCTATGGGCATTACTGGTTACCTTAAGAAAACTGGTGGCATTAATACTGAGCATATTTTAGATGTAACAGGGGAAAAAGTGCCTCGCAAGTCTGGTGCAACGGTAGGCTTGTTTACTAAAAAAGGCCGTGGTTTAGATGATGCTGTTCAAATAGCTGTAGAAGGTGGATATTTGCCTCCAACAGCTTTAGACGAAGTAGATGGTGGAATTGAAACTTTAACTAATCTTATTAGTAATGAAATTAGTGGTAGCAAAGCATTTCCATTAAATTATAACGCTTTTGAGCAATCACAATTAAAGCAATATAATAGAACGCCACAAGAATTTGGCGAGTTAATTGGCGAGTTAAATGTAGGTGAAGTGCCAAGACCTGCTGAAACTGTTGTAGGTAGACGCATTAAAGGTGACGATTTATTAAACCTTAAAAAAGGCCTTGATGAGCAAATTAAAAACGCTGTGCCTGGCAGCCCTTTGCAAGCAGAGCTAATGAGTTTGAAAAAAGATTACATGGGATGGCTAGACAATCAAAGCGCTGGATTTTTAGAGGCTAATAATAAATTTGCTGAAATGAGTAAGCCTATTAATCAAATGGAAGTCGGTCAAAATTTGCTTAATAAAATTGAACCTGCTTTGAGTAGTTTTGGTGCTTTAGGACAGGAAACTGCTGCTAGATATGCAAAAGCATTAAGAGATTCATTGCAAACAGTTAAAGAAGCTACAGGCTTTAAGCAACCAATTGAAAAATTAATGACTCCACAACAAATGGAAACATTGACTAATGTTGGTAAAGATTTAGCTAGAAAATCAAATGCAGATGTGCTTGGCAAAGGTGTTGGTTCTAATACTTTTCAAAATTTAGCGATGAATAGTTTAATTAATCAATCAGCAACGCCTAGATTAACAAATGCAACAATTAAAACAATAGATGCTCTTTTAAATAAAGCGCCTTTTGGTGTTAATTTACTTGCACCAAGCAATTTAATGAAAGGTGAAAACCAAGCATTGCAACAAAAACTTGCTGAAGCCTTATTAAATCCACAAGACGCAGCTAGGTTGATGGATTTGGCTAACAAATTGCCGGCAGCTAAAGGTCAAATGCTGAAAAAATTAATTCAAGGTGGAATGTTGTCAGTTCCAGCACAAAATCAAGGAGAGCAATAAATGGCACGTAACGGTTCAGGCACATATACCCTGCCAGCAGGTAATCCTGTAGTCACAGGCTCTACCATATCATCAACATGGGCTAACAATACACTAGGCGATATTGGCACAGCTCTTACAGGCTCTATTGCTAAAGATGGTCAGACAACACCGACAGCTAACTTGCCTATGGGTACTTATGCTCATACGAACGTAGGCAATGCTAGTTTACGCACAATGTATGGTTCAGCAGCGCAAGTGCAAGATAACACATTTCAATATTTAACATCTGTAGCAGGAACTAACACTATTACAGCCACAGCGCCTTTTGGTATGACTGCTTATGCTACAGGTCAACGCTTTACATTTATTGCTGCTGGTGCAAACACAGGCGCTACAACGCTTAATCTAAACTCTATTGGTGCTAAAGCTATTACTAAAAATGGTACGACTGCTTTGGTTGCTAGTGACATTGCATCAGGGCAAGCAATTGAAGTCGTTTACGATGGCACACAGTTTCAGTTAATTAACGTATCTGCATTGACAGGCGTAAGTTCATTTAGCGCAGGCTCTACAGGCTTAACTCCATCTACAGCAACAACAGGCGCAGTAACGCTTGCAGGTACGCTTGCAGTAGCTAATGGTGGTACAAATAACGCTTCGTTAGCAGTAACGGCTGGCGGCACTTTATATACAGATGGCTCAAAAGTTGTAAACGTAGGCGCAGGAACATCAGGTCAAGTTTTAACATCAGCAGGAGCAAGCGCACCAACTTGGTCAACATTAGCTGTTAGTGGAACATTACTTGATATTAGATACTTTACTACAGCAGGCACATCAACATATACGCCAACGGCAGGCACTACATTTGTAGTAGTTGAAGTTGTTGGTGGTGGCGGTGGCGGTTCTGGAAGTGCTGCTTCTCAAGGTACAACTGGTGGTGGCGGTGGTGGATATGCTAAAGAAAAAATAACATCATCATTTAGTGGTGTAACTATAACTGTAGGTGCGGCTGGAACTGCTGGCGGTACTGGTTCTGGTGGCAATGGTGGTACATCATCTTTTGGGGCTTTAGTAAGTGCAACAGGAGGCGCTGGAGTAGGTGCAACAGGAGGTACTGGCTCTGGTGGCGATTTAAATTTAACCGGCTCAAAAGGATTTGTTATTAGTACTTCATTATCCATGGGTGGAAACTCACCAATTTATTCAACAGTTTCTGTAAATCAAACCGCAACTGGTGTTGCTGGTAATGGATATGGTGGTGGCGGTAGTGGAAGTGTAGCAAACTTTACTGGAGTTTGTACTGGAGCGGCAGGCACTCAAGGTCTTGTTATTGTTTACGAATACAAATAAGGATAAATCATGCAAGCATTAATAGACCCAAGATTTAATAGAGTATGTCAGATTGAACCAGATGACCAAACATTTCCAGTAGCAGAGCCTTTATTTTGGACTGCCTGTCCTGATAATTGCACAACGGAGTGGACTTATGTTGATGGTCAATTTGTACCACCTGCGGTAAACTAATATGACTGACCAAGCCATCATCAATTTAATCATCGGTGCAGTCTTATCTGTTCTAGGCTGGTTTGCTAGACAGTTATGGGATGCAGTTCAAGAACTTAAACAAGATGTTAAACAAATTGAAGTGGATTTACCTACACACTATGTCCGTAAAGAAGATTTAGAGAGTAGACTAGACAGAATAGAAGCATCACTTAATCGTATTTTTGAGAAATTAGACCACAAGGCTGACAAATGAACGATGAGCAAGAAGCGGTAGAGTCATTAATAGAACGTATTGTAGGTCAAGAAATTGTTGAGGCAGGTATTGACAACGATGAGTTTTTCATGTATCTAGAGGATGGTACTAAAATAGTGCTATTTTCTGATGAGGATTTGCAACTTTATTATGAGCTACCCGACCAGCCCCACTAGAACGCATTTCGTTTTACCTGATGTCCAGGCTAAAGACGGCAATGATTTTACATTCTTAACCTGTATCGGCAAATACATTGTCGATAAGAAACCTGATGTAATTATCTGTATTGGCGATTTTGCTGATATGGAGTCTTTAAGCTCTTATGACGTAGGCAAAAAATCGTTTGAGGGTAGGAGTTACCAAAAAGATATTTGGGCGGCACGTCAAGCTATGGATGCCTTGCTGACCCCTATGTATGATTACAACGACAAGCGTAGGAAGTTAAAAGAAAAGACTTATCGTCCTCGCATGGTATTAACGCTTGGCAATCACGAAGCACGTATCAATACAGCAATTAACAACGATAGGAAGCTAGATGGCCTTATCTCTACCGATGACCTGCCGTATCAAGACTGGGAAGTTTATCCTTTTCTCGAAGTTGTTGTTATTGATGGCATTGCCTATTCTCATTACTTTACTTCTGGCCCCATGGGTCGTCCTGTTTGTAGCGCTCAAGCACTCCTTACAAAAAAGCACATGAGTTGTTTTGCAGGTCACCAGCAAGGCAGGCAAGTAGCTTACGGTATGCGAGCTGATGGAACTGAAATGACAGCCATTATTTCAGGTAGCTGTTATGAGCATAAAGAGGATTATCTAGGCGCACAGGGCAACAATCATTTTAGAGGCGCTTATATGCTTTACGATGTAGAGGATGGCAGATTTGACGAATTGCCATTGACGTTGAAATACTTAAAAAATAGATATGCCTAATAATTACTAGCAAAATTACCATGAAACTTATGTCTAGTAACAAATGAAATGCAGCATGCTTCAAAAAAATCTGCAAAATAGCCAATATGATATTTTTTGCTATTTAAAGTTATTTGAACTTGCCATTTTTTAGCATTTTTATTCCACATAACTCCTTTAATTCCTGTGGTATTGTTTGTAGGAATTTTAGAGTTAAAAGCATTTTGCTGATTGGTTGCTTCTCTTAAATTACATAGTCTATTATCGGATTTGTTTCCGTTAATATGGTCTACGTATTTAGGGAAGTAGCCATAAGCATAAAGCCAAGCTAAACGATGGCCATAATATAATTTATCGCCAATTCCAATTTGAGAGTATTTATTTTTTGGATAATATCCAGCTTGTTTGTTTAATTTAATCCAGGTGAAAATGCCTGTATCTAAATCGTAATGTAATTGTGCTTTTAATTCTGCTTGTGTAAGCATGATAGTTCCCTTTTAACATTGAGTGAGTGTGTCGGCTATTAAATGAAAAGGGCATTTAATACTTACCTGCTCTCCAGCAACCGACAACGTAATGCTAACAGATTTGAACATAAAAGTCAAGGAATAATTGTATGATGAAGATAGAATTATGCAAATGCTGTGGAGATGCCATTGAAATAGATACAGCAGATGAATGGGATGGGAATTGCCATGAATGCAACCCTTTTGACGAAGATTTAATTGGAATTTATGAAACAGAGGATGAGAAATGATTAACGAATTTATAGCAACAATATTCCTAGCACGTGACGTAGCACACAGAGAGCATTTACGCAGCAAAAGCTATTCACAGCATAAAGCCCTTGGTCATTTTTACGAGGACATTGCAGAGCTTGCAGATAAGCTTACAGAGGCATATCAAGGTCGCTACGGCATCATTAAAGACATTCCTATCCTTACGGAAAAAGAGAAGTATAAAGAGCCAATTTATTGCTTTGTTGAGAAGCTATCATACATCGAGAAAAACCGTTACAAGTGCATCCCTAAAGAAGATTCTGCGTTACAGAACATCGTGGACGAAGTTGTTGGTGAGTTCTTGTCACTAATCTACAAACTTGAAAATCTAAAATGATTAACAGTCGTAACCTTTCTGACTTACATCCTAAGGTTAAAGCGCTGTGCGAACAGTTTATTGCATCATGCGCTAAACAAAATATAGACGTGCTGATTACATCTACTTACCGTGATGCTGAGAGCCAAAACGCTTTGTATGCTCAAGGCAGGACTGCGCCAGGCAAGAAGGTAACTAACGCTAAAGGCGGTCAATCATTCCATAATTGGCGTGTAGCCTTTGATTTTGTGCCTATCGTCAATGGCAAAGCTATGTGGGCTGATACTGCATTGTTTACTAAGTGTGGCGAGATAGCAGAAAGTGTTGGCCTTGAATGGGCTGGGCGTTGGAAAACATTTAAAGAACTAGCACATTGTCAGCAGACTTTTGGATTAACACTTGCAGACTTCCAAGCAGGTAAAACAATTTAAGGAGTAGCATCATTGACCCGATTACAATCCTAGCGGCACTTGGCCCTGTAGCAGTAGACTTAGGCAAATCTCTTATTAATCGCTTTATTGCGCCTGACCAATTTAAACCTGCAACCATTGAGCAGTACGCTCAAATGAAGCAAATAGACTTAGAGTTCTTTAAGGTGATGAACGAAGCTGGGGGTGGCAATCCTAGCTATCCGTGGGTAGAAGCTATTATCCGCTTAATGCGCCCTACAATTGGTATCCTAGTATTGGGAACGTGGGCTTATCTAGCTTTGGTTGGTAGCGGTGAAGTAAACGAGCAAGTATCTAACTTTGCCTCTGTTGTAGGTTTCTACTTGTTTGGTGAGCGCAGTTTATTTTATGTTAAGAATAAGAAATAGGGGCAGATATGGCAGATTTACAAAAAAAATTAGCAAATGCTTTAATGCAATACGCACCAGATTCTAATAAGTTGCAAGATTTTTTAAGCAATTTACAATTGTCTGGCAACATTGGTTCATCTTCTGGTCAAGGCTCAGATACATTGTATGGTCAAGGCCGTGTTGGTTATAATTTTCCTATGGGCGAAGGTAATTTAAACGCTGGAATTGGATTGGGTGGATATAAAACTGATATTAATGTTCCAGGATATAAAAACACACTCAGCGACTTTGGCGTAAATAGATTAGACGCTACATATCAAAAAGGCGCTAATACTTTTGGTGGTAATGTTTCAATGAATCCACAAGGAAACGATTATTATATGTATTACAAACGTGATTTTTAATTAAATTCACTACTAGCAATACATGATTGTCCCGATGCGTCAAAACTGCATTTCTGTTAATATGTAATACATTCAATGCAAAATTCGTTGTGTTGAATATATTTGACATTATTACACACAAAGGAAATTATCATGTGGACTAAACCAGCTGCTACAGAAATGCGTTTTGGCTTTGAAGTGACAATGTACGTAATGAATAAATAATGTTTACTGGCGGTTAAGCCGACAACAGAGGATATAGCAAGTAACGAGTTTTTCGGCTTTCTGCGTTACATGTAACAGCTATCAAATCTGCGCCAACTTCGTATAAACATAAACCAGCGTCAATGCAGTACAGAAGCCTAATGCAAAGGCGCTGGCGTAACAAATCACATACTCTATAATGACACTAATCATGCGTTTTTTCCTTTATACTGGACATAATGTTAGATTTTACCGACATATCATCCATTACAATACATAAAAGTTATGTGTTCTTTTCCTTTATTACCCTGCGTTTCTGTGCTGTTGATTTATTGTTTCGCACTGCTGACATAAACAACTTTCCATCTTCAATTAAAAACACTATGTCATGCACAAGGCTACAATCACAGCAAACTAAACGATACTTTTCACCAATTGGCACTTCAAAAGGCTCGTAATCATAACGCTGTGTGATTTTACTTTTCATTCTTTTCCTTTAGCTTGGCTTCAATAGCGCGGGCAAAATCAATAACATCAATGTATTCACAAGCATATTCAATATTATCAATAGTATCCGCTACATTATGTATCTCATCCTCCGTTAATCCTTGCCATTGATGAGGGTGGGTGTAGAGTTCTCTTGCTTCTAATGCGTCATATACTGCTAGCACCTGTGCGTTAAAGTTAATTAGCTTACCTTCCGTTGTTTTGATGTTCATAATAGCAATCACGGCATCCTCAACTGAATCGTTATTGCCTGTACTTTGTTGTTTGATGTCGCAATTTGCGATTTCAAGTGCTTCTTTTTCTATTACATCATCAAGCATTATTTTTACCATGCGAATTTTATGTTCTGCTGAGTTTTTATAATCCAACATTTTTCTAATCTCTTTTATATCAGGCATATAGCCTCCAAATAATAACTAATAAAATAAATCCATAAAGCCACAAAATTTTTTCCATCCTTTCAATCGCCATCTTTAATGCTTCGTCTTTTTTATTCACAATCCTTTTCTCCTAGCCTACATAACCCTTTTGGCAGTCCATGTTTACAGAATGAATTATCTGCTAGTACTTCTTTACAAGCGTTTTGAATTACATTTATCTCAAACCAATTTGTTTGTCCTGTTGATTTTAGTTTATCAATATATTCAATCGCCATCTTTAATGCTTCGTCTTTAGTCATCATCTTTCCCCGTGTAATAATCCAACAACACCCGACATGCATCAATGTTAGCTTGGTTCATGCGCTTATCTTCTTCGTTATATGTAGCTACTAAAAACTCTTTGCTATCTCTTAACTGACGTTTCAGTAACGAAACAAAAACACCATCTATCACATCGTGAATAATGCTGTCATCTTCCATATCAAATTCAATCTTCATTTTATTCTCACAAGCGATTTAACGAAGTTATTTGGGTGCAGACGATACTTACTATCAAGTTCAAATTTTATGCGCTCTACGGTGGCATAGTGTTCGTTTAATGATGCTTCTGAAGGTGCTTTTAATGCAATAAAGTTATTAATTGTTGCTAATGGTTCACTAAATGTTGAATACATAACTTACTCCTAAAATTGGTGGGCTACTCACGCTAGTTGATAGATTTTGCACAATATATCATGGTCTAACTGTCAGACAGTTAAAGATTGCGCTTTCGCCCATTTTCGTTAAAAAGGAATTAAATCTTCGTCTGGCTCGCTAATATAAGCGTTAGCTTTAGCTGGCTCACCTGCTTCTTTTACGTATGGCTCACTAAATGAGAAGCTAAAGAACTTACCTGATTTACCTTCTTTAATCCATGCTGACATACGCATCTCTTTACCATTGACCATACAGTTACCTGTGTAGTCAGGATGTGTATCTTTTTCCTTCTTGTTGTTTTTGAAAAGAGAACCTGAGTTATCTCGTTGTTCGTATTGTGCCATTTTTTAACCCTTCTTCATCGTTGAACGTGTTTTACTATCTAATAAAGACCATAATGCAGTCTTTTCATGACTTTCTAAACTACCTGCTACTTCTAATGCTTGCGCTACATCATCATTTTTAACAAAGAATGTAACTTCTTCTGCTAACATACTTAATGAATCTTTTTCTGCTGCTGTAAATCCATCTAATGCACCAGCTAACGGTGTTATAGATTGCTTAGGTGGTTCTACAGCGCTAGGCTTTTTTACTGATTCGGCTTTCTCTGGCATATCTTCACCAGCGTAAATATAAAGACCTAATCCATGTAATGCAATTGCTTTAGCTAAACAGCGTTGCATAGCTGTATTAACGCTCATTGCATCTGGATTAACAATAGCTTTATTTCTAAAGTCCATTACGGGCAATTGAGCTGTTCTTGATTTTCCAAAGGCTTCGACTGTACAGAACACCATGAGGGTTTCTCCGAACTTGACTGGCTCACCGTATGACCATGTAGCCGTAGAATCGAGTTGAAGTAGTTGGTCGACAGCCCATGCCCAGGAGAGGTAGTTAAGTCCGTTTTTTTGCTCGATGTGTTCATTTACGTTTACCTTTCTGATTTCAGCGTAGTTCATTGTATGTCCTCAAATCTATCACGAATAATTAATTTAAGCGTTTCTACACCTTCTAGCGCATGAATAAGTGGCAGTACATCGTTACCCATCCACATAATCTTGTTAATGTTAATTTCTACGTATTCTGATTCTAAATCGCCAAAAAATACTGCGCTAATGTCTAGGTCGTATTCTACTGTTATTTCTACTCCATTTACTGCTAGATTTGTAATCATTTCCAAGCCTCCAAAATTATCCAAACATTTCCGTGTTTAACTGCGTTTAATTTACCGCTATTGCATAAGTATCTAACCCACCTGCCTGATTTGCCCATCTGTGCTGCTATTTCTTCTACTGTAAACATTTAACCTCCGTTCCAAGATTGGAATTATACATCATTCTTCCATCTCTGCAAAGTGATTTTCACCACAACAGCTTAACCAATCACCTTTAGGCTCGCCACAATACACACAACCTATGTATGTATCTTTTTCAATCTCTAAAATCTGTAACTCTGACATGACCTGCGCTTCAAACATTGCCTGGCACATTATTCATTCCTTCCATCAATAATATTGCCAGCGGCATCATACATAGCTGCCATAAGTGATTTAGTAAACAACAACAAGTCTGCATCTGCTTTGTCTTTAGCATCTTGCTTTGTAGCGTTCATTCTATTTAAGTATGCTTTGAACATAGCACGCAATGTAGCGTTAGATAAATCAAAATCAACGTATTGGTCTGCAATCAAATCGTAAACAAAGTTTTCTTCATCTGCTGCTTCCTCAATCTCATTCTCACGATTTTCATCCATTGCTGTAATATAGCTTTCTATAAATTTTTTTTCGTATGGGTTATTCATATAATATTCGTAATAATCGCTCATGTTATTTCCAATCAAAATATTCAGCTAATACTCCAGCTATTACAAAAAGTGCCATAACTGCTGCACCGCCAAAACATAATATTGCTAAGTCATCTAACATTTTGTATCTCCGTTTGCATTGTTGATGTGTGTATATTATTCCGAGATTGGAACTGTGTCAACATTTATTTGCATTTATTTTTAAATTGATTATGCAAAGTTGATAAGTAAAACTAATTGGACTTTTAAAGCTAGATATGCTAAACTGTTTTAAATCGCTTGGAGGCGATATAGAGTAAGCCTTGAATAGACTCCTGCACCGACTCGGTGTCCTCCAACTGCCTTAAAAAGCAGAGGGGTCTACTCAGGGCTTTTTGTTTTTTAGGAGTCTGAAAATGGCACGATACCTTAGAAGTCAAGATACAGTCAAAGTTTTTATTGATGAAGATGGTGATTTACTTATTACTCAATATTCAATGTCTGGTGAAGATACTATCTTAATAAATATAGGAAACATTCAGTATTTTGTAGACATTATTGAAAATGCAGTTGAAGATGGTTATCAAGGAGCTGATGATGAAATGGTTTAAACATGATTCAGATGCCAGTAATGATGCCAAGCTAAAAAAACTACGTTTAAAATATGGCGCTCAAGGTTACGGCATATATTGGTATTGCTTAGAGTTAATATCCCGAAACGTAGATAAGCATAATCTTACTTTTGAACTTGAACATGATGCAGAATTGATTGCAGATGATTTTAAATTAAGTAGCGATTTGGTTCAGCATATTATGACTTATATGGTTGAATTAGAGCTTTTTGAGAACACTAATAATATTATAACTTGTTTAAAAATGGCAACTAGAACAGATGAATACACACAGAAGTTAATTCAAAGTGCTAGTAAATGTCCCGACAAACTCCCGACACTATCGGTACATAATCCGAAAAAGTCCGTTCTAATAGAAGAGAAGAGAACAGAAGAGAATATATTAGAAGATAAAACAAAACGTGAAACTACTATCCCTAAAGATTTTAAGATTAGCGATAAAGTAATTTTGTGGGCAGAAAAGAACAATCATACAAATCTGCAAAAACACTTTGACAATTTTGTATTGTCATGCCAAGCTAGGAACTACAAATACACAAATTGGGATGCAGCGTTTATGAAAGCTATTAGAGATAACTGGGCTAGTGTGCCGGTTGAAAGAAAAAACAAGGTTGTACTATGATAATTAACCCTAGAAGTTTACTTACAGAAATAGATGCACTATACGATGGAGGCATTGCACGTGGACACACAACTGGTTGGGCTAATGTGGACGAGTTTTTTACTGTTAAGCACGGTGAGTTTACTGTTATTACTGGTATGCCTAGTCACGGAAAGAGTGAGTGGTTGGATGCTTTGTGCGTTAATCTCGCCATACATCACAATTACCGTATTGCTATGTTTTCTCCTGAAAATCACCCATTAGAGATGCACGCTAAAAAGATTATTGAGAAGTATGCTGCAAAGCCGTTTTTTGGTAACAATCGCATGAAGCAAGATGAAATGTACGATGCGCTAGACAGAATGAACAAGAACTTTTCGTTTATCAAGCCAATTGAAACTGAGTTTACGCCTATGCACATTATCAACGAGGCGTTACCGTGGCTAGACCAATCATTGACACAGCCAAGAGCTTTGGTGATTGACCCTTGGAACGAGATGGACCATTACAGACCAGCAGGATTAAGCGAAACTGAATACATTAGCCGTATCCTTACAGAACTGCGTAGAGCTGCAAGAGAATATAAATGTCACCTATTTCTAGTAGCGCATCCATCTAAAATGGCTAAAGACAAGGATGGTAATTATCCTGTGCCAAGACCTTACGACATTAGTGGCTCTGCTCATTGGTATAACAAAGCTGACAATTGTATTGCTATTTGGCGTGACGTAGCGAATAATCCACAGGAAACACAGGTACACATACAAAAGGTGCGATTTAACAGCACAGGGAAGCCTGGCATGGCTGAGTTGTTATACGATTACAACAAGGCTACATATATACATGAGCAAGCACATTACAGGAGTTTGTGATGGATTTTAAAGAAACCGATTTTTACAAACAGTTTGGCGATGCCGAATGGAAAGTAACTACAGTCGATGGTAAGATACATAAAAGCCGCAAATGGTTACTGCGCTACGAAGATGTGCTTTATAAGGAGATAACACCTCATGTCAATATTAAAATGCCCAACGTGCAATCAAACGCCAAGAAGAAGTCTACCTCAAAACGCTAGACTGCATTTATTGTTTGGTGCTATTGCTGAAAAGGTCAAGGCATCAGATGGATTATTGCATCATGCTATGTGGTGGAAAACCGTCATGAAAGATAGATGGCTAGGTTACAACGAAACAGTTGCAAGTAATGGAAAAGTGATTTATAGTTTGCGTGGTACTGCCGATTTAACAATAGAAGAACTTAACAACTTCATGGAACGAGTAGAACGATACGCTGCCGAGCATGAAATATTTTTACAAGACTAACGGAGATTGAATTATGAGAAAAGAAAACTCACACAACAAAAAGATTAAAGAAGTCGTAGCTTTTAATCATGCAATAGCGTTTCAGCATATTATTGATGGCCCTAAAAGCGTAGAAGAATTAGCTAAAGCTATGTTTATGACTGAAATATCAGCATGGGATTATCTTGTATGGCTTGAACGAAGCGGCTTTGCAACTGTGACAAAGGCTAAAAGAGTTCGGTTGGTTAAAGTTTATGCAGCAGCCAACATTGACAAATACAAATGGCCTAAAGCGTACACAGAGTCTAAAGACCCACAGCGTGATTACTTTGATAAGATGATTTATCCTGACATCACTAAAGAGCTACGAGATGCAATTTATGAAGGCCGTATTAGCCCAGACGTTGTTAAAACTTACAACAGGACAGATACAGTTGCATGGGAACTAAACTACAAGCCTGATTATCATGGTGGCTTTCAATCATCTATGAATGGCGAGTATTTTGTCTAAAAAACAGGAGAAAGCGCATTATGCTAAACTGTCTGAACTTGGCTGTATTGTGTGTCACAATTTGGGTTATGGTTACTCTGCACCGCACATTCATCACATACGTCATGGAGCAGGAATGGGGCAAAAAAGCTCTTGGCAAGATGCTATCCCTCTATGTCCTAACCATCATACTAACGGTGGCTACTCTATTGCGCTGCATGCTGGCATAAAAGCATGGGAAAGCAATTTTGGTACAGAAGAAAGTTTGCGTGACCAAGTATGGAAGATGCTAAATGAAATTTAAAGACTTACGCAAAGGGATGGCTATTACATTTATTGATGGCGATAAACTGACAATTGTGGATACTGAAACTAAAAAACATCCAGGAGCGTTAGATGAATCGTGTCATATAACAATGTTAAGCCATGA